TATGTAGCCAGTACCACTAGTAACTTTAAAATAAACTGTATATGTTGTAGCACTTGTTGTGTTAGGTGCATCTAACCATTCAATAGTTACTGATTGCCAACCACCAGAAGTATTATAAACTCTTATTATACCATCAGGCGAACTAGGGGCTAAGTCTGTTGAACCCTTGTACAACGTAGCATAAGTATTTTGAGATGCTGTATGGTATAGATTAAAAGTAGCTCTTACTAAAACTTTGCTAGTAGATTTCAAGGGAGTTATTGAACCAGTAACTGGGGAAGCCACAAAACTAGTTGATGCTGTGCCAGTACTAGTACCATCTATTACAGTTTGTTTCACTTGCAACACATGACCAGTCATACTTACTACACCACCAGTTGTTTTGGGTTGTATTTCGTCAACGAATAATTTAGACAATGGTTAATACTCCATTTACTGTTAATGTTTTACTAGTGGGAATAGTGTAGTCTCCTGCAACCATTGCTCGTTCTCCACTTGCTATTGTTATGCTATCAGTAGCTGTACTACCATTAATCCTAATCCCATCTTTATAGACAGATGATGAGAACTTATCAGCAGTTACTGAACCATCTGTAGGCACGACTGAATTACCAACTTCGCCTAAAGCCAGTATGTAATCTATTGTGTCTGCTGTAGTTAAAATTTCTGCAAACTGTATACTTGACCCTGATACTGTATAAGCATCATTAGGTGCTTGTGTTACACCATTGACAGAGACTATTAGTTGTTCTGCTGTTGCAGGAAAGAAAGCTGCTGCACCCTTAGTCAAAGGGTAAGTGTCTGTTAAACTATTTGCCCCAGCCGTAATGGCTGTTAGCTTATTGAACTGCCCAGTTAAAGGCTGTTTTCCTATGTAGGGCATCGCTTACTCCTTTGGGTACTTGTCTTTAATTGTTTTGATTGTTGCTTTCCAAGCATCTACACCATTGTGGTAGATGTCATCTAGTTGGTCTGCCATTGATGGATATTCTGTTGCTCTATTTTCAGAATATGTTTTAGGTATGATTGGTGGATTAACAAATAAATTACCATCTTGAATTTGTGTGCAAAACACATCATCAGCAACTTCAATAAAACCATCTTCTTTATAAGGTTGTTTTTGTATTACAACGTTATTTTCAATTTTTACCCAAACCATTATGCTACCTTCCATATTTGTACGTCTGTATAAATCTCTATTAAATCATCTCCTGTAGCATGACCTAATGATGAGTTTGTTGCTGTTCCAACATATTGTTCTATTTTAAAAGCTTTAGATGAACCTATTACAAATCTACCAGTTACAAAATATCTAGGTGTTACTGCAATAGTTCCTGAAACTTCACCATTCAAACCAATTACTGCATTACTACTATCTGTTACATTTCTTAATCGTAATCTAGTTTTACCACTTGCATAAGCACAAGTTGAAGCTTGAATATAATAAGTTCCAGTTGGCAAAGTAATTGCATTAGACGATAAAGATGAACCACTAATCTCATTGGTAACAACAGTATTTAATGTTCTTACATTATAACCTGCACTATCAGAACCACCATTACTGCCACTAGATTTTTGGTCTTGAACGTGAAGTAAGGTACTTCCAAAAACACTAGTACCACTTACAGTTCCAGAAAAAGCATAGGTGTCTGCTAAGTTCATTGACTCAGCTTGTATTTTGCTTATTGCCATTCTATGCTCCTATATATGCCACAGCACAAGCACCCCCAGTTAGAGTTGCTCCTCCTGTGGTCGTTATTCTTACAGTTGTTATTGTGGAAGATAGTGATTTATAACCAGCTGAATTTGAAACATAATCATTATTTCTTATTTGAGCATGATAAAACCATTTGTTTCCAGTTGTATTTATTAAATGAACAAATCCTGACACAGCATCACTTGGTGATGACATTAAATATATAAGACCCATGGAGGTGTTAGTTGCATGATTACCATCGCTAGCATGTCCACCCCCAACGTAAGCCACAGTATCAACATAACCACTCGTCTCTATTCCACCACTATCTCCTAATTGAAAACCAATACTCATATTAGTTGAACCACCGAATGTAAAATCTTCCAAACTGAAAAATATTTGTTTTGCTGTAGTTGGTACTGTAAAATCCTTAGTAGTTCCACTTGTGGTTGCTTGCTCTGTAATTTGATGTACGATTGGTAAGCTCGTAGCACCAGTACCACCATTAGCAACTGGCAATACACCAGTAACCTTTGATGTAAGGTTGACTGCATCATCAGCTATCTTTGCTGTACCTACAGAGCCGTCAGGAGGAACAGTCGTTTGAATAGCTTTGCCCAGGAATAAAACGTAGATGTCATCTGATGCTGATACTGTGTAACCTACAAAACTTAATATAGTACCATCTGTTGTATAAGACGTTGTTGGCTCTTGACGAACATTGTTAATATACAACGCAACATCTTCTGCATTTGCTACAGCATGACTAAGAGTAACCGACCCACCACTCGAACCAGTTAAATCTTGCTTAGTTAAACTTGTAAAGTCTGCTGATGGCTCATTTCCTATATATGGCATAATAAAATCCTATGTACTAATTTCTTGAACATAACTTACAATTACATCTAATGATGATGCCGTATCTGTTTCAAAGAACAACCTATCGCCAGCTAAAACATTTAATCCAGAGTCATAAGTAAAAGCCGATCCACTTGGTATCGTCATGTTCTTTACAATGTGAAATTTAGTTTCATCAGCTGGATCATTGTCTGTATTTCCACTAAGTAGAAAAACTGAAACTGTAATTGCATTCGTTACAATGTTTGCTAGACTTATCGTTTTTACAAAGTGAAACCCAGTAGGAAAGTTTGATCCATTTGGTATGTCATTAATACCAGTTCCTAACCCAGCTAGTTTTATCTGTTTAAAATTTTGTGCCATTAGTTACTCCTAATTAAAGTGCAATCGCCATAGCAATAGCAAAACCTTTTTCTGCAAAAGCGCTTGTGTCTGTAGCTTCTATAGTTGTCCATGCCGTGCCGTTGTAAAATCGTAAAGCCGTCAAGCTTGTTGAATAATAAATGTCTCCAGCTGATAACGTTCCACCAGCATTGGAATGACCAGTTTGTGCAGCTGAATCACTCGCATACGCTCCATAATATTTCTCATCAAACGTAGCTACAGTATTCGCTGCTTGCTCTGCATAATATTTAGCTGAATATAATCCAGTAGTGCCGACTGTTGTTGATGTGGAAAAACTATCTCCACCACCGACTGCCCAGTTCTTTGCCGAACCAGTAGTAACAACCGACCCACTAATAGCGTAGCCTTTTGCTGAATAATCCCCTGAAGAACCATCTACTTTTCCAGTTGTATACGCTGCCCATTCTTTAGCAGAACCCTTACCATTAGTTTTCATGGAATAAGAACCTGATCCACCAGTTGCCCAAGATTTAGCTGAATCGTCTGACGTTCCAGTTACTTCTGAATCCGTTTCTGTTGCATAATTCTGCGCTAAAACAGCGTTTGCTGGTGCGCTTCCTACTTGACCAGCTACAGCCGATACAGCTTGGACTTCAGTAGAAATGCCACTTACTGTAGATATCTCCGTTTTAATTCCATCAAGAGCAGATATTTCAGTAGTCAAACCATTTAAAGCCGTGATCTCTGTATTTAATCCAGCTAATGTGTTTATGTTTGTTTGCTCTGATGTACTTGGCTTTAGCGCTATCCATGCCGATCCTGAATAGGCAAGCATTTCATTGTTAGTCGTGTTCCAATAAAGCGCTCCAGTAAGAAGAGCATTACCATCATTGTCTAATGTTTGGTTAGACGCTTTTGCTCCTAAAAATCTATCATCAAATGTATCTAAAGCTAACTCGGCTGCCGTTTTTGCGTTTGATGCTGCCGTGGCAAATCCTGATGCGTTACTCGCAGATGTTGCAGCTGCTTGTTTAGAAGATTCGGTGGCTACGTTTGCTCCCCAAACGATAACATTCTCATTCCCTGACACAGACGGAGCGCTTGGGGGAGTAGCAAGCGTAAGTGTCGTTCCAGATAAACTATAGTCATCGTTTGGGTTACGAAGCGCACCATTCACGAATACAAGAAAATCAGTTGTCGATGAATATGTGTACGATAATGTAAATGCAGTCTGTGATCCAGTTCCCTCAAACTTGTCAACAGCTGAACCTGATGTGTTGATTGCAGCGTTAGCTAATAATATCCATTTACCAGCTGTTTGATCAGTCGCAAAAACAGTTCCTGATGTATGCGCAATAGTCGATAAATATGTAGCGTTATTAAAATTGACTAACGTTCCTACAGCATACGCATTAGACGCTGCCCAATCGCCTGATACTGTGTAACCAGACACACCGATTAAAGCTAAAGCATCTACGTCAAACGAGTTCTTATGCACCGACTGATTAGCCAGCTTCCCATCGTCCCTTTGCACCAATGCTATGTTTGCATTTAAATCAGATAAGTTTGTCTTAACGCTATTCATCTCATTGTCCACCTGAACACCTGGCAATGGGTCTGATGGAGAAGTCGTGGCAAAGTCGTTAAAGTTGTACTGTCTCGTATAAGGCGTTGGTTGTGCCATAGATTATGTACCCCACAATTCGTAATGTTGAATTTAGTTTATCCTTTTTTTCCACAACGTTCAAGTAGTTGAAAGATTGATTTTTTGGGAAAATTTGTATAGGAGTCCATGATAGTATGCCTGGCACTACGGCGTACACCCCTAGGGGGTGGTCAGACCTTTTAAATGCGTGAAAAAATCGTCAATTAGTTCATAGTAAACCATTTAAACCTATTGCATAGCCTACGTTTGCCATGCTTGTTGCGTTGTTAATTGATTGGCTTGGCTACTTTTGATCTTTGTTCTTCCCAATTATCTATTAATCTCCCAAGCTGATCAGGCGTTAGTTCAGATAAATCTTTTCCATCAGAACTATCAATTGCATGCTTTCCAATATCTCCAGCAAGTTCAAGAGCCGTTCGGCTTGCTGAAACTCTTGCTGATGCTGGTGCGTCCACATCTTGCATAATATCCTTTAAAGTATTTACGGCAATAATGGACAAGTCAGTTGAATACAGTCTGCGTCTTTCTTGCTGGATAAGCAATATAACAGACGGATTCCTTGTAAGCTTGTAAGCCGTTTCTTTTGGATAGCTATAACCAGCAAGACGACAAGCTTCAGTAGGGTTCTTATTCTCGGCTACTAAGTATGAAACGAACGATTGCTGCTTAAATGTTAAATCACTTTTTTTAATGTCATTCATTACATCAATTCCTGATTAATTTAAAAAATACATTTTAATTTAAAATAGTGTTGATTTAAATGCAGTAATAAATTACGATATTTATAATAGTTGATCAACAATATCAACATAATCAAAATGGAGCGACAAACATGAATAATAATTTAAAAAACTTAATACCAA